TAATATAAGTGCCGCTATAGATAATTTCAACAAGTTCCAGTTCACCATCACCATCAATGTCATATTTGTTCCATACTGTTACAACACTTACTTGTCTGCTGTCAGGATCTGCACTGGCAGCACTGCTAACAGGGATACCCATGATGGGCACACTGTCTCTGGCATGTATAGCAAGATTGTTTAATACTGATCCTGCTTGGTATGCACCATTCATGTTATATTCTGCATGGCGTTCAAATTCTTCCAAGTTAATACCAGGATATAAATCCATTGCTTCTTGTATTGTCATTGGATCATAGTAACCGCAAAATGGCTGATCTTTCATTTCAGGCACTGTGGGATCACAGATCCAAAAGTGCTGTGCAATGGGATGGAATTTAATGTTTAAGTTGTAGCCTGTTAGTTTATATTTTGCTCGGTATATTGTATTGCGTTTAATAGCATCTTGTAGTATGGCTTCTTGATCTGACAAGTTAACGGACATGGCATCTGCTTGCTGTTGTGCTTGCATGTCAGCATCAGTTTCTTCAGGCAAGTTAGGTAGTTGATTCATGTATTCATCTACCTGACTTTGTGCGAATTCTGCTTGATTAGCACCCATTAGTTCCTGCACTTCAGCCATGACCTTGGCCATGTCTACTGAAGTTTGTCTACGACTTTGACGCAGTGCTGTGAGTCCGCTTTCTGCTGCTTGTGCTTCAAATGCCCGCAGTTGTTCCAGTGTGCCTTCTGTTTCAATATATCGCACAATCTGCTCACGCACCGGCTTGATCATCATCATGCCATTTTTGTGCATGTTAGCATCCATGACCCAACGCTCTAATATAAAGTGTGCGTCATTCATTTGGTTGACAACTTTACTGACCATGTCAGTTGCTTGTCTTGCTGCTACTTCGTCCTGTTCATCCTCGGCAACAAATTCAAAGTTTACTTCGCCATTGGGCATAAGTCCCTTGGTAATAACTGCTGTGGCATAGTCAACCACAGGTTTTACACTGGGATGAATATAGTCAATGCCATTTACTGGCGCAGTAGAATCTGTAACTGCTAAACATAGATAGTGATAGTCAGTGGCGCGATTTACAGCATTTTTAGTGCCCAAATAGCGCAGATAACTTGCCATCTTAACATCCATTAGGTTCTTTAACCTAACAAAGCGGGCATTGATCTGCTTGTTCTGATTGATCTTATCTAAGGGAATATTTTTGATGTCAAGCATAGAGTAGTCCTAATATATCGTTTATTTATCGTTAGGATTGAAGGCCGGGTTGGGCGGAGTTACTGTCCAAGTGGCCTGTTGCGGTGTTATTGTTATTTTTACCGGTGCAGGTGTGGGTGCTGGCGCTGGTGTGGGTTCAGGTGTTGTTGTCATATTAAGTTCCTGGGTTATATACTTGTTTGATAGCATTCTTATTGCTATAATCCTGTTTTACATATCTATCTCTCTGAGCCATCATTCGCTGCTGTGGAGTGCGATTGTCCCAGGGTTCAGCCAAGCCCTGTAAGCAGCCTAACAGTGCATAACGAGCACTGTCTATACAGTCGTCGGGATCACTGAATCTACCTCGTTCATCTACATAATAGTTTTGTGCTTCGCTTAAAAATTCAGTGCAGTTTTCATTGATCATTAAACTTCCCACTTCCATCATTTGACGCATCATGTTAATACCATAACTTTTATGATTGGTAATGCGGCCTTGGCTGTCTGGCGGATTCATTATAGGCTTTTCCATGACATTAAGTTCATACTGCTCAAATAACTCTCTAATACTGTTAGCACTCATTGTATAACGACCCGGTGTTGATGCATCAGGTGGTAACACAATGGGCGTGCCAAATACTTCAGGTCTCAGTAAATGATTTATATACTGCTGTGGCACTGCTTCATCTATGCCCTGCACTACTATTTGTCTATGTAAGTAAGCAATACGCTCATAGGGATCCCAATACATTAATGTTATGACAGTTTTATCATTAACTAAGCCCAGATCTAACGCAATAATGCGCTGTATATTTGGCATTCGTAAAAAATCATGTGAGCCGGGTTGGTAAGTTGGCCAAGTTCTGATTTGGAATACGGCACCTTTACCCATGACAGGTTTTCCTGCGATTCGTGCTTCACGCTCATGGGGCAAATAATCTCGCTCAAGTTGGCGTCGTGTTTCCATAAGTAAAAATGGCTGACCCCAAGGATCATGCTCAGGAACATCATCCCAACTAACGCGAATATATTCATAACCTGGTTCCTTATTCCAAAACTTACTAACAAGTCCGTTTAAGCCTTTTAAGGGTGTAAAACTACATAACACTTTACCCTGTGTTGTAGCAGTTCTTGTAACTACCTCACTGAAAAAGTCATCAGGTGGTTGCTCATCAAACACAGCAAGATTTAACTTAAATCCCTGTAACTGTCTAACTTCCTGTGTATAGTTAGCAAATAAGAGATAACTGCGTTGTCCACTGGTATGTCTTATTTCGCAGCCAATACAGTTAGCACCATCATTACGCATGGTATCCATGACAATGCGATCTCTGGGTATAGCACCAGTGCCAATATGTTCCTGTAGTTTGATATCCTGTGTGCCCAGTAGTTCGTTTTGCAATACCAATGCCACCTGTGTCCAGCCTTCGCCTGCCACCATGGCTGTTATAGGGCCAGCAAATCTATGTCCCTGCCACCAGTCAGGATATATGCCTGTTAAGTGCATGGCAGTTTCATAACATGTGCTGGTAGTTTTACCCACCCTATTTGCTGCCAGTATGCCACGACGATCGCTGGATCCAGTGCGAAAAAAATCTAACTGATGACTAAATGGTCTAAAATATTTTAACTGATTATACCGCATGTCATCGCTGACTGTGATAACAAGATCTTGTAGTTGATTGATCATGTTACTGGGCCAGCGACGATATGTTTCAGGTGCTACACCATGTTCATCCAGTGTGTGCCGCAGCGCACGAGCCATTATAACATCATGCGTCAGCATCCTCTGATTTAACCTTATATTGTTCGTTCAAACTTGCCATATAATATAAACTTTCACACAGTGCTAATATTTCTGCGGGTGTCACACTCCAAGTATCAATATTGTTAAGTTCTTTGGGTTTGTCTACTAACACATGATGCAAGCGTTCTGCTATTAAACGAAGAATATGTTCACACTGACCCGGGAACTTTTGCTTAAAAGCCATTCTATGTGCAAGATTGACTTTTTGCAGTATCATGGTATCACGCTCTTGTCGTGCCTGATCTATCTGTGATTGGATTGCTTTATCCATTATGTCTCCAAGCGTTTCTTTGCTAATGTTGCTTTATAACTTGCAATTCTTTTTGCTTCTGCTTCTGGGCTTCTTCGCAATGTATTTCCCATCATTCGTTGACGAATTTTTTCTCTTGTTTCTTGAGAAAAAACCATGTGTGTATGTGCTTCTTTAGTATTTTCACTGCAAGTTATTTTACGAACATTATCGGGATGGTAAGGTCCAGTATCATTATATCTTGCCATAACAAGTTGTCCTTTATATGGGCCGCGATTAACAATATCTTCTCCCCACCATTCTATCCAAGTATCGTAAGTGAATTGCCACTCAATGCCTCGTTGTTTAGCACAATGTTTGGCATTATGATAGTGTGTATTATATATTTTCATATTAACTATTAAGGTCCCAAACATTCCGATCAATATCGCCAGTTATGCTGACAAATTCACGGTCGATCCATGTCGCCCAATAGTTAGAGTTGTTGACCTTAAATGTCTGCATGAGTGCTCGCAGTTTGCGTCCCTGCGGTGTCATAGTGCCATCACTGCGAACAACCAACTGTTCACCTGTTCTTGGATCAACCCATTTAATAACTTCAGGTCTAATGCGTCCATATTTGTCAATCTTTTCACCAAAAGGTCTCTGACTGATAGGACCTAATACTTCATAACTGATTTCACCTGTTTTATATTTTCTAAATATAACACTGACTTTTTTGTCCATGGCTCGTGCTTCATGATCAGGATGTGGGATTTGATTGCTGACAAATAAGTTTTGCACTTCCGTGCGATCCGGCAGTTTGGGATCATGTGCTGGTGGATCTTTGATAGGATCCACTGGAACCATTTCACTTTTTTCTACATAGGGATTTTCACCACCAGTATACTTTGCGTCAACTTCAATGCCATTGAGCACATCCATGGCTACTTGGTATTTGAGTTTGTTAGCACGACCTTTTAAGTTTAGGATAATGCCTGTTTCATCAAATACAAAGCGTTCAAGTTCTTTGGCAGTGGGAAAGTCAGTCATTAGACCTTCCAAGTCATAGTCTGCTTGTAAAGTGCCCGTGGGCCGTTGCGGTGTTATGCCGGCTACTTGTTCGGCTACTGCTATAATTTCTTCTGCTGAAGGATCTGCTGATCCCGCGGGATTATCATCCCATACATTTTCCTGGCTGGCGCCAGATTGATTTTTCTTCATTGCTAATCCTTTGCTATGCAATTGGGGGAATTAGTTTCCCCCAATAATATTAATAACCGCTGGTTGCGCCCATTGCGCCTTTGCGTGCTGCACCACTTTTAGTAGCATTACCTTTTGTGGGACCACGACCTGTGTTAGTTGTTTCATGTAGTGGTTCAACTCCGGTTTTGCGACTGCTGCGATTGTCTTTACCGCGACTGGCCAGCGCATTAGTGATCATGTCAGCAATTGTGGCACGCTCACTGTTGGTCTTACTTTTTTCACTCATAAATTCTTTGCGCTTGGTCATGTTACCAGCATTACCGGATCTTGGTCCCTGCGCTTGATTTATGTTTTTACCTGTTGATGTTTTTTCCATAATATTATTCCTTACATTACCACATTGACTGGAGTGATATACATGTTACCACTGGCGCTGTTGCCTGTGAATGTAGTATCCACACCTAATTGTTGACCTACTTGCACAAATGCTGAACTCATTGGACTAACATATGTTGTGCCAGTTAATGCGCTTTGCGGCCACACAGCCGTGCCTGCCACTGTATAAGTTAATATAGCACCACCTGCATCTACAGTTAATACATCAATGGTAGCATCACCATTGCCACCAGTAATTGTAATTACTTCACCTGCTGCATAACCTGATCCAGGATCATTGATTGCTACTGTGTCTATGGCACCTGCTGTTGTAGTGATATCCACCGTTAGGCCAACGCCAGCAATACTAGCCAAAGTAGCAACGCCTGTAGCATCGCTATAGCCAGTGCCAGGAACTAGAGTTGTGTCATCTAAAGCACTTACTGTGTTTAGATCGCCTGCTGTTGCTACAGTAATTACAATATCATTGGCGGTAGTTGCGCCACCTACATCAGTGCCCAATATTGTAATTGTTTCTGTGGGAATAAAACTATCACCTGCATTAGTCATTGTAACGCTATAGCCTGTTTTACTGACTACTACGGTAAATTCTTGATTTTGTCCACTACCGCTGGCAGTTCCTGCCAAGCCTGGAAAACTATATGTGGGCGCACTTGCACTGGCTACCCAACCCACTGTGGCTGTGGCAGTTGTGCTGCTGTTTGTAATACGCACTGTAACAGGTCCGCCTGCACCTGTTATAGGATTATGCACGCTGGCTGCTGTAATTTCAGCATTATTAGTAACGCCATTGCCTGTTATTGTAATACTGCTGCCTGCTACTTGATATACTGACATCATTTACTCCTTAGTATTGTTTAGCAGGACCGTAATTCATTGAATCAGGGTCTGTGGGTTTACTTACAGGATTCTTACCCTTGCTCATTTTACCATCGCCCATGTCATAACCATTCATATTAATATGGTCTGGATCTTTATATGCTTTGCGACTTGTGCCGCCTTCGCCACGATATTGTGGATTGCTTGAGCCTTTGAACATATCTTTGCCGGCTTGCACGCTGGGTTCGTGACACATAGGCACTGCACGATATGCATCCTTGGTAGCAGGCTTACCCACTGCCATGGGCTTGTGATCTTGGTTGCCCTTTGTGGGACCACGACCTTTGTTTACTAAACGGCCATCATTGCTGTGTCCGCTCCACTGATTGTGGCTGTATTTGTCACTGCCGCGGCTAAATCCAGGCGCAGCAGCACCAGTAGCAGGATTTACTTTATCATATTTCATTTTGCTTTTCCTTTGGTTGCTTTCTTTTTAGCCGCTGCTCGTTTTACTGCGTATGATATGGCAACGGCTTGTTTCTGCGGTTTACCAGCAGCGATTTCTGTTTTAACATTCTCCGTGAATGCTTTCTTTGAAGTGGATTTTTTTAGCGGCATACTATATTTATTCCTCTGATTTAGCCATGAGTTCAGCCAGTGCGGCAGCAAATGCCATCTTCTTGGCTTCAATAGCGTCTTCGCTATCTGTTACTTCTACACGAGCCAGTGTGTTCATGACTTTGCTTAATATTAGTTGATGATATTTTGTAACCATGGGCTTGTCATCATCTTGACGAGCACGAACAAAATCTTCTATTAATACTTCATGATAATCTCTACCTGTTTGTTTGTAAACTTCGTCTAATAACTTACCCACAGTAAGTTGATCTTTGCGACCCGCGGGTCTACCGGCGCCTTCTCGCTTGCCGCCCCAGCCTGTTTTTTTAGGTTGTGAAAGTTCACTTGGTGCGGCTGGTGTTGCACCAAGAACTTCAGTTTCTATGCTATTTGAGTTCATATATATATTTAGCAGATTAAATAATAGCATGAATAGCATTTTTATTAGCATAGCAGGATATAGAGATCCGCTACTTAAAACTACCATTACAGAAGCATATGAACGGGCCAGTCATAAAGACAGATTGGTATTTGGCATTGTGGATCAAAGTTATGATAAGGAATTCATAAATATTGATCAACTGCCATTTCGCGATCAAATACGATATGTGCGCCTAGATCCATATATGACACGCGGCTGCTGTTTTGCTCGCAATCTAAGTCAAAGCCTTTGGGCAGGTGAACAATTATATTTTCAATGTGACAGTCATACACTGTTTGATCCAGGTTGGGACGAAATATTTGAAAAAGAATTCTTTCGTTTACAAGCATGGCATGAACGACCAGTAATTACTGCTTATCCGCGTGGATTCAAAGCAGTAGACAATGACATTAACAAATTAGAACGACAACAATTAACTGGTTGCATGACTTTGGCTGTAGACCCAAACCATTATTTCAAAGATGATTATTATTTGGGCACTGTGGCCAAAGTATGTAATGAATACAATGACACTGTGCCAGGATTTTTAATCAGTGCAAATTGTTTGTTTACTTGGGGACGGATCTGCGAAGAAGTTCCATATGACCCTTATTTGTTTTTTCATGGAGAAGAACATAGCCTAGCACTACGCATGTGGACCACTGGATATAATATATTTCACATGCCCATGACACCTGTATATCACCACTATGGCCGTGATTATCGCAAAACATTTTGGGGTGATGCCTTTATTGAAAGTCAGCGCAATGAACCATGGTGGGACAGTGATCAACGCAGCAAAAGTAGATTAAAATATATTGTAACTGGTCTGCGTGGTGGACAATATGGTGTGGGCCGGGAACGCACCATACATGATTATA